CTTCAAAACTTTTATTAAATATTTGAAAGCTTATTTAAGTTTGAGAGATATGTAAATTTTGATTTTTCAAAACCAAGCAGCAGGAGGAAATGTAAGAGCCTTTGTTTGAGAGATATGTAAATTTTGATTCTTCAAAACGACAAACTTCAAGAAGAAATGAATAGAGCAGTTTGAGAGATATGTAAATTTTGATTCTTCAAAACACCATGTATCTTATTGAAGACTTATTCAAACGTTTGAGAGATATGTAAATTTTGATTCTTCAAAACACCAACACTTTAAAGGTGTTACTATATTTAAAAACAATATCGTAACATCGTAACAATATCGTAACACCTATTTTTTTACATAAGTTTTGACGATTACACCGTCAATACGTCTATTTTTTGTTGTTAGATTAAAAAAGTTATTTACTTTTCTAGTGAAAGCATTAATAGGTATATTCTCATAACCCTCACGCATGCAATATTCAACGTATTCTGAATAAATAGCGCCAGATTTTTCACCTATGATTAAATCTACATTTAAACTTTCAAGATATTCACTAACAGGGTCAATTTCTTTCTTGTATTCTTCAAATTCCTTGTTAGTATATTCACTTTCAGTAAATTTTCTATTTTTTAATACACGTTTCAAACCTGCAATACCTAAATTAATTAAGTACTCCATACTTTCTTCCGTTATTAAATCATCGATAATAAAAGGTTTATAGTCAGGACTACTACTATCAAAATAAGCTTTAAAAGGCACGATTACTAACCTACTTAATATTGCAGGTGCGTCATCTCCATCACCTAATTTAGGAATATTATTTGCACTATAGATTAATTTACAGTAAGGAGTAAATTCGAATTTGTCACGTCCTTTTTGTTCAGCGTTTATTTTTTCACCAGATACAATTTTTTTGAATTGTTCCGTATCATACAATTTTTTATTTGAAATATCATCTCCAATGTTAGCTAATTTATTAACCAACATTACAGTTGAAAATCTATCATTCAAATGCTTAATATCTAATACTGAAGTATTTTTAGATCCTAATAGTTCTTTTAAAATATTAAGGAATGTACTTTTCCCATTTTGTTTTTGTCCAGTTAAAATAAAAGCTTTCCTTAATTCATTACGTCTATAAAAAGTGTAACCTATCATTTCTTCAATAAGCATTCTAATTTCCTTGTTATGTACCGATAAATTATCTAAAATTTCATCTGTTAAACTAGCGTAACTTGTAGGGTTGTAATTCCAGTTTATTTTATTAGTGATAATAATATCGGGTGTAAAACTAATGAATTCATCAGTTTTAATGTTATATAAACCGTTCTTAAAGGCTATATAATTGTAATCCCTTAGTTGATATTCTTGTTCTACTAATAGTTCTAACATTGCCAACGCCTCTCTACGTTGACCTATAGTAAAATTCGGCATATATTTTGAAATAGTACGTTCTAATTCTATATTTCCATATTCATAAATTCCGTCTTTATAAACGTGCAAATTACCGTTTATTCGCTTAATATTATGATTACTAATTAAGAATTTACAGAACTTGTGATAATTAAATTTACCTTCTTTGTAAAATATTTCTTCAGAAAAAGCGTCATCTCTCAAGATCACTTCTACCTCAGTTTCTGATAAGGGTTCATCTAGTATAAACTCATTAATAAGTCGTATCGTTTCTCTAACTTCTTCTTTCTCAAAGTCATAACTTTGCAGCGTTAAGATATACTTAAATAGCGTACTATTTCTTCCGCTTCCCTTGTGCATTTTACCAAAATCATATTGACTTTTAATAGGTCGTAAATATTTAGGTAGGTAGTCGTAAGTGTCGCTATCCCACTCTACAAAACGTTCAGCACCATCTTTTTTAAGCACTTGATAAGAGTTGTTCGAACCTACTTTAATATCGGCCTTAATTCCTAACGCTAAACTAACGTTAGTGTAGTTTTTAGTTACACCTTTATTTTTAAAAACAAAGTGCTTTCCTCTTGAAGTTTGATAAACTTTACAATTCAGTTGCTTTTCTTCAACAAGATTCATCAGTTTTTCGGAACTTTCTTCATCGTCTACATCGATAAGAATTACATCATCTCTAAGTACACCACCATAAGATTTTAGTTTTTTAACTTCTTCAAGTGTTCGGAGTTCTTCACCGTTTTTAAATTTATCAAGCGAGCTTTTACCGTTCGTTTTGACGTATCCTCTATAAAGTGACTCCATACTTTTTAACCCTCCTAATCGCTTCACTTATATACCAATTTTCATCATAGTACTTAAACTGATTAGATGCATCAAAAGAAAATACACCCTTAACAGGTCGCCCGTACAAGTTAGCGAAAACTCTATAATCTGGCTTAGCTAGTATTTGAAATTCACGTTCTTCTTTACAATTATTAATAGTTTTAGCTATCTTCTCGCCAGAGGTCAAATAAGCACGCATAGAGCGTTTTATTATACTTTCGGTATAATTACCCTCCGAACACTCTTTTAACTCTCCTACAGCCTTTATTTCGTCTCCTATAAGCAAATAATTGTTAACATCTTTCTGATAAATTTTATCGTAACAAGTAAATGTTAAATTATATCTTGTTAAATCTTCGAACTTTTCGCAAATTCGGTCTATCGTATCAAAATCATCATATTCAATGATAATTCCATCAGTATTTGTTTGAATTAGTTTTATATGAGGTTCTAACATTTCAATTAACAAGGTAATTAATAGTTGACCGTTAACACAAATAGTATTACTTGCTCTAGGGTTGTAAAGATCACTGTATTTATTCTTAAAGTTACCAACGATACTATTATCAGCTAACTTGTAAGGTAGTCTTTCGGGTTTACCTTTTAATTTTAGGTTCTGTTCGTGAATATATTTAGCACGCTCAATTTTTTTAATATTGAAATAACCTAACCTATTTAGCATTGTAGGATAAAAGGCTTCAATATCTATTACTAAAACAGGTTTACTGCTGCAATATGATTTCCTTGCCCCATGGCAACCACCGTAACCGTAAGTATGTTCAACCCCTGCTATCATAGTTTTGTACTTTTGCGAATAGTTATTATTGTTTACAAAAAAGTTTCTAACGTGTGAGTATTTGAATAATATATCTAATTTCATAAAATCAAACTCATCTTTATAACAAGGTGTGCCACCTATAGCATAAGCGGTAATACTAGCGATACTTGAATTAAGCAGGTACTTCGGTAATTTAAATTCATTAATCAACGCCATTTTACATTTGTAAGTATCGATATTTTCAAAAAACACCTTGACTACTGCCTCTAATTCCGTTTTAACGTTGTAACTATTCATTTTATATTTAATTGAATATTTATCTTTGCAATCATACACCGTTACAACATTTTTTAAATAGTCCGCCTGGTCGTAAGTTATCCATAACACGTTTTTATTTCGTTTAATAAATAAATCTAAATCATCATTATTATCGATTGTTAAATTTTTCCTTGTATTAAAATCAGCAATATATACATCGCCATTTTTAACGTAATAAAATATCATGCTTTACCTCCGCAGAGGTTGAGGGCTATTCGCCCTCGAACACCTCTAAAATTTTATAAGTTTTATATACTTTTCCGTCCTTGCTTACTTTCTCGTCATATTTTAGTGAATATTCTAGATTGTTATCTTCTGAAAATTCCATTATTTCATCTAAAAGCTCCGCATATTTAGCGTAACTTGTAAAAGTTAAATCTATTTCATCATCTGATAACTTTCGAAGTAAAGGTTTGAGCTTGTTAACTTTGTCGCCGTCGCTCACAACTTGGTATTGGAAGATTTTTTGATTTTCGTAATCACCACTTAAAATTGTGTACCAAACTGCAACCATAAGGTTCCCTCTTTGACTTTTAGTTAATTCTAATTTTGATAAAGCTACTTCATAAGTACCTGGAGGTACTTCTTCGAATTCTCTATCAACTACTGCTTTATTCGCATCTTCTCTGATTTGTTTTAAATTTTCTTCTGTATCAAATTGACTAAAATCTATATCCATTACCATAATTATTCTACCTCGCTTTGTCTTCTTCTTCTAGTTTTTGTTTCTGTTTTTTCTAATTCTACTTCTTCGGTAAACGGGTTAACAAGTTCGTTACCGTCTTCGTCAGTTAGTACGGTTAACTCATCTTCTGCTGGTTTAGTTTTTCGTCTTCGTTTTGGTTTCTCCTCCACTACTACCTCAGCTTCTACAGTATCTGGAATTGAAGTATCTGGTCGTGTAGTTTCTTTAACTACTTCTTTCACTTCTTTACTTTTCACTCCGTCTTGTGCTTCAATAAGCGCTTCTTTAAATTCATTCATATCTAGGTCGATTAAATCACGTTTAAAATTAAATCTACCACCACCAAAAGCATTATTTACTTTCTTCAGCTGCAACTTACGTTTACCCTCTTCATCAATAAACGCTCTAACTGTTAAATCTACAGTTCCTGATAATACGTTGGCTGTTTTGTCGTCAATATTAGGTGTAAAAATCGTTCTAGTATTTCCGTTTCTAAGTTTAACTTCTTCACGTTTTTCTTTTGATATATAAACGATTTGATAACCTAAACCTTTTAATCGTTTCATGGCTTTATTAAATTCACTACTTACCATTTGCCAAGCTTTACCAAATCCACCGTCTGACTCATGTTCCCAATTATATTTATTCAACACATGTGTTCGGCATAAATCTCGTAAATCTTCGACTAAATCAATAGCTATTGTTTTAAAAGTATTTTCTTGCGTTTCTAAACTATCGATAACTTCGATAAAAGTTTCCCAACCGAATTTAGTTTTAATTAAACGGCCCTCTCTTGTTTTCTCATCTCTGATTAGTACAAACGGACTCTCTGTATTGTCAGTATTTCCATCTGTGTTGATGAATAATAGGTCCTCAAATTTATCAACAAAAGTTGACTTTCCTACATAGCTATCGGCGTAAATCCATAAGTCTGGTTTCGTATCGATAACCTTTTCACGCTTTTTATTTTCTGGTAATTTAAACATATAATTTGCTCCTCTACAGTATTCGCAATACGGGTTGTTGCATTGCGGAAATAATCCATTAAAATTTGTATTTTCAATTTTTTTTGTGAGTTTGAAAAACTCATTTACTTTTTTTTCATCATAATCAACGTATTTAATAAACGGTTGTTCCAAACTCGCTACAATACGTTTTCTAAAATTGTGTAAATCTTCACTTTTCTTTTGTTTAATAAAAGTTTTCGGAATGAAAATATAACCTAAACTTTTAACAGGTTTATTGAAGATTTTTTCATAGTAGTATTTATAAATATGTAATTGCCTTGAATTCAAGTAATTTTCAATGTTATTTGAATATTTAAAGTCAAATATACTAACGCTACCGTCTTTATTATGGATAATTAAATCTATATATCCGATAAAGTTTTCTGTAGCTAATTCAACCTCGTACTCGCAATTAAAGGCGTTTAATTTACGTATCACACGTTCGATTTGCACATCCATTTTAATTAATTCATCAATATGTAAATTAGTAATTTTCGGAAAGTGGTCAAGGTAAATCTGTTCATAGTTTTGGCCCTCTATTCCACCGTGAACCGCACTACCGATAATTAAAGCGTTATTCGGTTCAAAGTTTGGTAATTGTTCAATACCGAAAATATATTTGAATTGAAATGCATATTTACATTGTTCGAAAAGTGATACTCTTGAATGACTATAACGCATATACTCGTTTTACAAAGTTGTTCATTTCTTTTAATGTAGAATCAACTAACTTTTCTTTCAATTCCATTTTTCTAAGCGTTATTGATGGTCCGCTTATTTTATGTAGTAAAAAGTTATTAGGCTCATATTTTGAAGTATCATATTCAACAAATACTGCTAGTTTGATACCATGACCCGTTAAAACTGTAACGATATCTCCAGCTTTTAAATCATTAAAATCTGTGTAAAAACTATACATTTTATCAGTGTAATCTCCAAAATCTTTTTGTATTTGTACTCTTGCTTTATTCATTGCATAACTCCTCTATTAATTCTTTAAATTTTTCAAATCCACTAGGATATAGCACCATCGCTATTCCTCCAGCATTTTTAATTTCTTCAATTTTTTTTAATTGTAATTTGCTAGGCTTTCCCGTTTCACGTTTTACTTCGATTCCTAAAAAGTAACCATTGCAGCAAATTAATAAATCGGGTGTGCCTTTAATTCCAAAATACTCAGGGTTATATTTAAGAAAATAACAACCTTTTTCTTTTAGAAATTTCTTTATTTTGTTTTCGAATGCTTTCTCACTCATCATTTTTCATCACTCCATCCAACCAGCCATGCTGGGTTAACTTCATATAATTTAGCTAGTTTTTCAACCATATCTAACTTTGGCAAACGGTGGTTATTTTCAAATAGTGATAAAGCTTTTCTTGCTTCTTTTAATCTGTTAATCATTTTAGTGTGATTCTCAAACTTTCAGAACGCTTTGTAACTTTTGGGTAGTCCTCTAATAATTCAGCATACGCTACTGCCTCTTTCTTTTGGAATTCTTTTAAATCAATAGATACACTTTCGCTAGGATTTGTTACCATCACTTTTATAAAATCATTGTCGATTGATTTTATTTCAGCTTTTAGCATGGCATCTAATAGTTTACTTTTAGCTGCTTTAGATAATTCATCTAGTTTTTTCTTCTCTTCTTCCAACAGTCTTAACTGTTTAAAATCTTCTAAATACTTATTTTCGAATTCTTGTATTGAATAGTTCATTAGTGTAATCCTCTCCTTTTTCTAATGCTTTATAAATATCTTCTTCAATCGAATCTTGCACAACTAATTTGTAATAAAAGCAAGGTTTCTCCTGTCCTATCCTGTGAATCCTTT